TTCGCCTGTAGCTAATGATGCAATTCCATTGTCTGCTGTAGAGTTAGCGCTATTATTGCTAGGGTCTGAGTCAGTGGTTGCAACCAAAAAATTGCCGCTTGAGTCGATGCGGACGCGTTCACTAGAGCCAACTGTAGTAAACGTAAGAGCTAAAGCCGACCTATGAAATGCAATTTGGTGCGCTCCTGCACCGTTTGCATAAAATGAAATAGAAGGGTCACCAGATGTTGTAGTGGCTACACGTAACTCATTATCGCCACCTGTAACGTCAGTGTGCAGTCTAGTAGACGGACTGCTGGTGCCGATACCAATATTCCCGCTAGCATCGATTTTCATAGCAGTAATATTTATAGAGGCATCATTACTTAAATTTTGAAAAGTATAACTACCCGCTGTACTTGCATCTGACCCAAACGAATAAAAAGCTGTGTTGTTGCTTGCAAAACCAAAACCTCCTGCGGAAGTAGAGTTAACAAGTGCCGCCGAAGTAGATAAAACGGTTCCTGCCGCTTTAACAACGCCAGTTACGTCGAGGGTTGTAGTGGGTGACGAATTGCCAATACCCAAAGACTCCGCAGAAGCATCAAAAAAGAACTTCGCAGTCGTGCCAGTGTCTTCGAAGAAGCTGATGTCTCCGTTATCAGCAATCTTCATTCTTAACTTATCAGAATCACTGAATACGCTTGATGCAGTTTTAAACCTTAAACCACCTGATGAACCTGCTTCATTTGTAAAACCAACAGATGCGTAGTCGTGTCCAGTAGAAGGATTTCTCCAAAGTATCCTAGAACCTAAAGAACCAGCGGCTGGCGTTTCGTTAAAGATAAGTCTGTTTTCATCTAACGATGTTGGAGTTGCCGCTAAAGTAATGCTGTCGTCAGCCGTCACTGTCCCAGTAACGTCGATGCCCGTGGAGCTTGTAGCAAACTTTTGAACGCCGTTAAAAAATAATTTTGCCTCACCATCATTATTAAAAACAGCATACAGTTCTGATAAATCATTGTTACCAAAACCTACTGATGTACCGTTGCTAGTAACCCATAAATTACCAGTGCCGTTTTCTTTCACATAACTATTAGACCCATCGTGAAAAATCTGTAGGTCTGAGCCAGCACCAAACACAGCCTTGTCGTTGTCGCCAAATAAAATATTGGTGCCGCCAGTGGTGTTACCGTTAGCAAGAACCTCAGACAGCGTGTCGGCTGTAGCAACCTGAGAATCGACATACGCTTTGATTGACTGTTGAGTAGCCAATGCTGACGCGTCATTTCCAGACATGTCATCTTGATCAAGAATTTTGTCAACAGAAATATCGCTTGTGCCTAGCTGTAAAGCATCAAAAACGGCATTGTTGAAGACATTTGCCGCAACAGCACCTGTTCCAGCGCCGTTAAAAAATACAACAGCCGTCGTTCCATTTGGAACAACATAGTCGTTAGAAGTGCTATAGGTGCCTTGGAAAACAATAATGTCCCTAGACCCACTAAGACTATTTCGAATGTAGATAATTTTTTCGGCATCGTTTGGAGTCAACTGAACGTATGCGGTTGCTCCTAGATCGCCGCCGTCGTTGTATATAACAACTCTGTTTCTGCCGTTCGAGGAAGAACCGTTTGTAACAGGTAGTGTGTTAGGCGAGCCAGAAGAGCCTGCACTTGATAAAGTGATCGTCACCTGACCATCTAGACTTGCATCCAATAATTCTAAATTAGTGTTGGTCGTGGCACCCCAAGTACCGGATTGTTCGCCTGTGGCGATTAATTCAATACCATTATTTGTCGTATACGTAGAAGGCATCGTCTAATTCCTATGCGGCTATATCATCCCAATTTGGCGTCTGGGAAGGAGTTGTTTCAACCCACGACGTTGTTGTGCCATCTATCTTGCTCCAACTTGGCGTTTGAGAAGCATTTACCCCAGTCCATGAGGGGTTAGATGACGGAACTTCATTAGTGTAGCTTGGATCCTGAGAGGGGACAATCCTACCCCATACCAGCACAGGTGTAACTTGTCCAGTCGCCTCTAGACCCGTAACGTCTATGTTGGCTTTTGCTTCTACAGAAACGCTTCCTACACCGCCTGTAGAAGAGACCCCGGTGACAAAGACACTCGTACCTAATTGTGTGGTAACGGAGCCTACGGCACTTGTGGCTTCAGAACCTGTTGCCGTAACACTCGCCGCCCCTGTAACCGTAACAGAATCTACCGCACCAGTAGCCTCTAATCCGGTAACAGATACATCGGCATTTGCCTGCGCAGTGGCAGAGCCTACTCCGCCAGTGCCTTCTAAGCCAGTGACGGATACATTAGCTATACCTGTAACAGTGACTGAATCTACTGAGCCTGTAGCTTCAAGACCCGTGACAGATACGTCAGCATTTGCAGTAACAGAAACAGGATCTACGGAAGCCGTAGCCTCAAGGCCTGTGACAGAAACGTTAGCATCTGCTTGAGCAGTAGCGGTTCCTACTCCCCCTGTGCCTGCCAATCCTGTAGCTGTTATGTTTGCATCAGCAGTGACAGCCGCAGTTCCTACCTCTCCTGTGGCAGATATACCAGTAGGTGTTACATTTGCTACACCAGTTACAGTGACAGAACCAACTGCGGTTGTAGCGGACACCCCAGTGGGGGTTACGTTTGTATCAGGATCAATGCTGACAGCGCCTACTTGACCAGAGGCACCGTCATTCGTTATAGAGCCTTCTCCAAAAGCAAGCTCATTCCACGTTCCTCGCCCCCAACCGGTAAAAGGAACGGTTACATCAGCCATCGTTAGGCAATCCGAATAATCGCGTTACTCGCATCAGCAGTAGGAAAAACAACAGTAAAATCACCCGCTGTAGAGGTTTTATCGCCCCCAAAGTCAAGAACTACCACTGAAGGATCTCCAGAGGCGCTGTCATTATAAATAAGCGCTCCCCGTGCAGTTATCGTTGCACTAGAAAAGGTAAGGTCAGCAAAGTCGGTAAAAGCTGTGGTTCCTGAGCTACTTGGATCTACTCTGGTAAGCGTCCCGCCACCTGCTGAATAACCCGTACCAGAAACCTCATTTGAGGTGGTATAGGCCGTGGTGCTGGCGTTAAAAGAAGCACTGTTAGTATACAATGCCAATTTGTATGTACTACCGCCCGAGTTCTTAAAATTATGCACGGCTTCAAGAAGCTCCTTCTTAAAACTGGTGCACATAAAGTTTCCAGAAAAAGCCATGTCAAAGTCTCCTAATCATTTCGGCAAGTTTTGGATGCCCTGCATCAATCAAAGCATTATATATCGTAGTCCTGTCACTTTTTACTGCCTCATGCATATAAAACGCAATGATTTTTGTAACATCTACTTTGAAGGTCTGTGCTTGGTCACGAATAACCGGCGGTGCGCTGTCTGATACTTGAATTATCTTATCAGAGCAACGCTGTGCTACTTCTTCTGGAGTAAACCCACGATGACTTGTCGTGACCACATCAACTTTAAAAGTGTTAGGCATTTCTGCTTTTAGTGAAATCATTGCTTAGGCCTCATCACTCTTCCAACTCGATATTCTTCAGTGGTTTCTTTAGCTTCACCAAATTGTTTTAGCCCAGCGATGGCTTCAACAAAACGTTTTTCATAGTTAGCTGTAAGGTCTGGTTCACCTTTCATAAAAGTGTAGGCCTCGATCAAAGAACCATAAAGTAAACTAAGCTCTGCATTTTCACTAAGCCACGTGGTTCCTGAATCTGAACCTGCTGTCAAGCTTGTTGGACGATAGAAGTAATGTAGTTCAACGGAATACCCTGAGTTTGGAGTGGGTCCAATAATAAAGTTGTCTATGTCAAAGACAGCGTAAAATCTAGGCTCACCGGTGGTAGCAGGGTTAGGGTTAAATGTTTGAACAAAATCAACGTCTTTGAACAACAAAAATTGATGCTCACTGTTGCTATCTACAAAAGACAGAGAAAACGGTGCCAAAAAATCAGTAGGGACTGCTAGATATTTGTTAGAAGCGGTCATCGTCCCAGACACATTTTTACGAAAAAGGTTTAATTGAACGTTTTTTAGTATCCGCTCTTCAGCTTGGCGAATAAAAATAGGAAGGTTAGTGACGAAAGTGCTTTCGTTGTTTTCCGTATAGTCCTGTATAGCTGTTTTAAGCTGTGCGTAGGTAAAGCTCATGATACCGTTACCGTTACTGTTCCTACTTGCCCATTAGCAAGTAAAGGTTTAAAAGCGGGGCCTCCTATTGTGGGCACGCCAACACTAACAAGCAATGGCTCTGTCCGAGCAGGTCTTGCATCTTTAAGAGCTTGAGGATCTGAAACTTTTCGACGAGGCTCCAGTTGTGGTTGTTTAGTTTCAAACTCATCGGGACCAACAAGCATACCTGTCCACTCGCGCTTCATCTCGTTTAAGCGATAGCGAAATCCTGAACGATCCGAAATGCCGTAAGCAAATTTACCTGACGCAAATCGACCCATTACAAGATCCTTGCATAAGCTAAACTAGGCTGAACATTGAAAGATGCACGATCTCTATCTTCAGACGCGGCTCTTTCAAACTCTTCTTCATAGATTGCTTTTAAAAGTTGAACTCGATCCGGTGCACGCTTGATGGCTAAGTAGTAAGACAACCCTGCGGCCAAGCACGGGTAAAACCTAAAGGGCACCTCTAAAGTATTTGTTTGAGTGTCGGCATCATCTATGCGAACAAGTTTGTCAACAACAACCACATCCGTGCTGTTTTCTGGGATGGGCCACAGTTTTAATGTGGGGTTGATTTGACGATCCACAAAAAACTGAGAGGGCCGGGCTTGTTGCGTTTTGTTAGGAATACTGAGGTAATCGTCTCGCGAAATGCGGTCAATGCTAAAATCTACGTCACTACGTCTGACTACAGCCGATAAAATATCGATGGTATCTGCACCTAAGGAATAATTACCCGTGCCTTGCGTCAAAGATATAGTGCTTTGTGTGATGGTCCACTGATTCAAACCTCTGTTAGCCCAGTCCGCTAACAAAAGATTCAGCGAGCGTTTAGCTGTTTTTAGGTCATAGCCTGTTTGTGCCATGAGACCACAACGCTCAAAAGCCTCTTCGATGTAATCATTTACATCTAACTCAAAATCTTTGGAACCACTGACAGCCATGACTACTTGACCTTTTTAGGTTTTGTTTTCGGTAAGGTTCTTTCCAACCTATCCGCTTGACTAGCATGAGTTTTGGACGCTTTTCGCAACTCAGCAATCATTTTTTTCTTTGCCGCAACAGTCAACTCAGCCATCGTCAGCACCCTCGTCGTTGTATAAATTGTCAAATATACGGTTTACATCTAATACATAATCTAAATCAGATTTAGAATAGTGAATGTGAGCAGATGGTCTAAAATCTGGAGCACCTGTTCCAGTTTCAAACCACGCCGGATGCGTCACACGTACTCTATTGTTTGGTAAGGCCACAATGTTGCCCGTCCACTCCCCTGCATCTAAGAGTTGAAGCACATGACTTTGCTTGTGTTGTGCAGGGTCATCTGCAATTTCGCTCTCTGTGTAATCAACAGTAAAAAGGTATTTAGCCGGATACATCTCTCCTGCTATTTTAGCCATCCAAGGGCATGGCGTTGCACGATCTAAAACGTACACAGAATGGTAATGAGAAGAACAATCCCATGGTTGCGCGTCATGCACTGCCATAGGTTGAGGCCACTCTTCTAAGGGAATGTCAGCAACTAAAGCCGTAATTGGCATACGTGCCCACATAGCACCTCCATGAACGGTGTCTTCCTCTTCTCCATCTGCCTCAATACCCGTAAATATCAACTGAAAACTTAAACACCTACACGGCATTGTTGTAACAGCTATAGCCATAGCATGGAGAAACTCACCATGATACGCGGTATGATTGTGTGTAAACTCTTTACGCACCCAGCATTTAAAATGCGGAATGTTAGATTGAATC